AAACTTCAATATCCTTTAATATTTTCAGGTTAGTGTCTATTAATTCTTTAAAGTCTGTTTCTTTGGCTTTTTCTAATTTTTCAATTAATAATTTTATTTCTTCTACGCTTAACATTATTTTTATTTAAAATTCAAATAGTTTGTTAAATGTATTACTGGTCTCTGTTGATTGCACGTCCCAATCTAAAACACCAATAAGATTGTCAATTTTTTGATCAAGTATGGTTTGCTCCATTGCTTCTGAATCAAATGGCATTTCTTTGAACCATTCTGGAATACGTAATTCGTCAACTGGATACGCTATACTTGTGTAATTAAGCGGATTATTTTTTAGTTTACAAACTATTACTTTTGCACCATCTGTGATTGGCAAAGAATATTTGTCATCGTACATAGTTTTACAGTTGTTCCAATTTATACTGGCTCTTACATGGCCAGGCATGTTGGCTTTTCCTTGTTTCTTTTCTTTTTCCCAGTAGTCAGTAACGTTGTTAGCCCTTTTTGGCGATCCTTTCTCCCATCCAGGTCTTGCTTTAAAATCAGCTCTGAAATCTGAAATGGCCTGCAATACTTGATCTTCTGTCTCACCTATTAGGACTTTATAAAGCACGTCGCTTAAAAAATTTTGTACAAATACAGGAGTGTCTGATCTTTTCAAATCAAGTCCCATTGCTTTTACTTTTCCTTCTTTGCCAGCATTATCTACTCGTTCACCTTCTTTATCAAAATACAAAACTGCATATCTTTTTTTAGTAATGAACAAACCTTTCAGTGCCACAAGTTCTCGGCCGGCTTTTATGACAGATCCTCTTGTAGTAGGGCAATGAAATGCTTTTGACATGAAACCAGCAAATGTTGTATTCACTTCTTCTGCAATTTTATCATACAAAGATATTACACTTTCTTTGTTCCAAGGAATCTGGCCTGAATCTATTTCTTTTGCTAAAGTTTTATGTGCAGAAAAATACACAGAGTCTGTGTCACCATATATTATACTTTGTCCTACATGGTCATACTTGCCGCCAATAATTTCATTTACCTTTGCACCCATGTGTTTTGTGATACATCTACCAGTAAGTGTCACTGATTGCCCTATTCGCATGTCAAAAAATCTACAACCAGGATTTAATATTGCACCATACAAACTATTCAAATTAATTTTTTTAACAAGTTGTCTTTTATCCCAATATTCTTTTTCAATCTCGTTATCTCCTGATTCCATCATTTTCCGTTGCATTTCTTTTCTTTCGGCATACCAGCGTTTTAGTAGTCCAGGAATAATTGCTTCAAACTCATATGTAAACAAAGTGCCATTAGCACTTAACATCCATTTGTTATTGCCTTCAAACACTATATCATACAGTTGTGCAGCACTCATTCTTACACTAGTGCCATCTGCCCAGTCCACAAGTATTTCTGTGCCTTTCTCTTTATTCATTACTGCTTGATACTCCCAGCTTCCAAATTGATTATCCCAGGCTGCTGCAAATGATTTTTTCTGTGACTTGGCTCTATTCACTTCAGCTGATGTAATAATTGGCCTTATCTGCCCTACTATTGTTTCTGGACCCATATTCAAAGCTCTAATTACACTTGGATACAGGGAATTAATATCAATTGATCCTATCCAATCATGTAGACCTTTTTTTGGAGTGGCAACATATGCACCAGCCGCTGTGACTGGCTCTGCTTCTTTGTCTCTGTATTTTCTGCCTGGCACAATCATCCCACGTCTGTGTGCTTCGTTCACAATAGCTTGTTCCGTAACTGCCACTGCTCCCATAGTAGTTTGTAGTAATACTGTGTTTTGATGTGCAATTTCATTTGCAAGTTCTATAAATTTAAGTTTCTTTTCTAGTTTTGCTAATAAATTGCAGTCTTGTCTGTTGTATTCAATAAAAAGTGCAAAATCATTTTTATACAAATTATCTAAAGATCCTTCATATACTGTTTTCTTCTCTCCAAGTTCATGTTCACCTATTGCATCTAGTCTAAAACTATGACGCTCCTCATACGTATATTTTCTGTAAAGTTCTAAAAGATCTAAATGCACACGGCCAATCAAGTCATAGCTTAAATTTTCTTTTCCGTATTTTTCAAAAATTCTTTTCTTTGGCTTTTCTCCCCAAAAGCAAAGTCTTCTTGTGTCGTCTGAACTTAAAACTTTTTGTATTCTTCCCACTGTATATGGTATATCATATCCTTCCGAGTTCCAACCAGATAAAATATCTGCGTCCTCAACTAGTTGTAAAAATGCATCAAGCATTTCTTTTTCATTTGTAAAAAGCATAGTGTTTGGAAAACGTTCAGTAAGTAATTTAGCTTCTTGCATGTTTAAAGTTTTAGGTGGCACAGCAAGAGTTACAAGTTGATCTGTCCATCCCATGTAACAACTTATGGCAGTGATAGGCATAAATGGATCATCTGTGGTTGCATAACCTCTGTCTGGATCAAAGTCTACCTCAATATCAAAAAATAGTACGTTTAGTTTTGGAGTTTCTTTACCAAGATAATTTTCTTCAAGACAGCGAAACACTGGATTAATATCTTGTTCGTACAATGCTTTATTGGATCTGATTCGTTGTTCTTTAATGAATTCTTTTGAAGTAGCACAAGTGACTTTTTGTAGTGGCTCGCCTGTGATTGATCTATGCTTACCACGAGCATCAGGATAGTAAAAAATATATCTTGCATCATATTCAACAAACACTCGACCTTTCTTTGGATCACGTTCTACAACATATATCTTATCTTCATCTTTTTTATATAAGGCGTCAATGTAACTCATGCTATGAATACTTTATAAAGTCCTATAGTGTTCATTGTTGTAAACCATGCTGTCAAGGTACTCAACCATATTTGTCTGCGTCTTACTCCAGCAAACAACATTGTGCTTGACCCTATCCAGTATAAAGGAAACACTATAGTCATTATAGGATTTGGAGACGTAAATGTCAATATACAACTGCCACAGATTGTGAATGCCACTGACACTACTTCAAAGTAAAATGCAGTAGGATCTGTTCTGTAACTGTTTACCCAAAATTCTTTGAGTAACTTTAGCATTAAAGTTTACCGGCTGAGTTGAGAATACTTTCTAATGTATCCATATCGTCCGCAATGTTTCTGTAGTTTCCTCTATGTGCAACTGATATTGCTTTGTTTATTAGTGCAGGCTTTAGTTCTAATTCTTCGGCAATAGCTTTCACCGTATCCTTGAGACCTGTTTTTAAGTCTTCCACTTCACCAAGCACCTGTGATCCCTGTGATATAATTTGAATTAATTTTTGTTTTTCTGCTTCATTAAAATTTCTTACTGCCATGTTTTCTCCTTGTTGAGTCTAGTATATAATAATCTGCTGGTAAAAGCAACTATTTGATTCCAAAAAAGTTTTGTTTCCAAACACTTTGTTGGCTTGAGGTAAGATTAATCCATTCGGATTTTTGATCTAATATTTTATGTGCTGAGTCAGCCCAGTCTACTGACAATAACCATTCATCTGTAATTTTTTTCTTCTCCACTATTTCTGTGTAAGAATTACTATCAAAATCAAATTGAAGTAATTGGAAGCTGTTGCCTTGCTCGTCACAATAATCTATTTCAAATTGAAGTCCCCATTTAGGCTTCATTGCTACAAGTTTGTTGACCAGATTACATTTTTTACTAAATCTTTGTATTTGTTCTAGGGCAGAATCTTCAAAGGCAGGCCTTTGTAATAATAATGCATTGTTGATATGCACTCCAGTTTGATTTCCTTTTTTGGACGATGATAATTGGCCTTCTTCTAAAAACCAATCTTTTTGGAGCACCCAATGACGGGCTCTAAAACCAGACACCGCAAACATATTTTTTTTTGCGTATAATCTTTCTAACCTACAAAGATCAAATCCATGGTGATCAAAATTATCTATATTGTACCATAAGTTATTGTGCCATTGTTCAGTTTCAACTCTATCTTCAATTGGTTTTTGATAATTTGCTCTTGGGTCAAATTCTCTATCTGAAAGCACTATATACATGTTTGTAATTATCTGTTAAGTTCACCATCAATTTTTTTGTATGTCCAAGTACAGTTGTATGGCCAAATATTTGAAGCTGTACTTACATTAGTCCATTTTACCAAATTGGATGTTGCATTTTCTTCAAATGATATTTCATATATACCTTTTTCGGGTAGATACATTGATAATCCATTGCTCCAATGAGTAGGATTCTTTTGATTATGTATATGTAGTTGGTTATCTTCTGCTATTAGTGTTCCGTCTAACATGATTAATGACGGCTTATCTACATCACATTGAAATTTTATTCCGTCATCATTGTAACTTTTAAATGTTAAATTTATTACATTGTGAAGTATTTTATCTGCATGATGGCATTGGCTAACAGGAAATTCATATAACAATTGCGAACTTTTACTTTTTTCATAAACATTGGCTAATGAATTTGCAAATCCTTCATGCAATAGATTTTCGTGTACCAGTTCAAAGCGTTTTCTAAACCAAACAAATTTGTCTAATGGATTCTCAAATATTAATAAATTGAATTTGAATTGATTAGGTATCGCTGTAAAATTTTGATGTGCTATGTTTTTTATTTGCCGCCAAGTTTTTAAAATGCCTTCACCTAGTATGTCGTAATTTATTGTTTCTGAAACCATTACATCAATGTCATGATTGAAGTTTTCAAATATATTCTTGCTCCAAAAATCTGCGTTAATAACTTTGAAGTTTTTTTTACTAAAATTTTGTGTTAAAATTTTATTGCTAATGATTGATTCTTTCCTTCCTCTTTCAACTGCATATACAAATTTTGCACCGTGATGTAAAGCATAACTAGACAGCACTCCTAGTCCAGATCCAACGTCCAGTACAACTTTATCTTTGACATTTTGTAATGCATTAAAATAAAATTGATTACGGTATTTGTCATTTATCATATTAAATGACTGTTGGATGTCAGATGCCTGCATAGGCTAATACTTATTTGGCTGTTTTACTGATTGTTATTTTTTGTGTTCTTGACTAAGGAATCAAGACCATAGCTTGGATCTATAGCACCATGTTTTGCTTTTGCGATATTGTCCATTTGAACAGCTAATTTAAAGTCAAAGTCGGACACATCATTAGTTCGATGAGTGTAAATTTTTACCAATACTTCATCAAAAAATATTGCAATATCTGCATGATGGTCCAGTTCTTCTTGAGGTTTGACTGTGTCT